ACAGGCAGATCAATTACTACGTAGAGATGTAAGTAAGTCTGAAAAGACTGTACTCAGGCTTATACGAGTGCCACTAGAGGATGGGCAGTTCAATGCGCTTTGCTCATTCGTATTCAACTTAGGTAGCGGAAGTCTACAGAGCAGTACACTACGTAGAAAGATTAACAGGGGTGACTACATTGGGGCGGCAGACGAATTTCCACGTTGGGTATTTGCAGGGGGTAGGAAACTGAAGGGTTTAATTAAAAGAAGAGCGCATGAAAGATTAATGTTTATAGGGTGAGGAGGCTAACTTGGCAGCGAAAAAGAAAACAACAAAGAGTAAAGTAAACGAGGCTGGTAACTACACAAAACCTACCATGCGTAAGAATTTATTTAATAGAATAAAGGCTGGTGGTAAGGGTGGTAAGCCGGGACAATGGTCTGGGAGAAAAGCCCAGATGTTAGCCAAGCAATATAAAGCAAAAGGTGGAGGATACAAATAAAGAATGGCTCTAAAAAAATCACAAAAAAGCCTTAAAAACTGGACTAAGCAGAAGTGGCGTACTAAGTCAGGTAAGCCCTCTACTCAAGGGCCAAAGGCTACAGGAGAAAGATACCTGCCTAGTAGCGCAATAAAATCTCTTAGTTCTGCTGAGTATGCAGCAACTACAAAGGCAAAAAGAAAAGGTACAAAAGCAGGTAAGCAACACGTAAAGCAACCTAAACGGATAGCTAAAAAAACTAGGGGCTATCGCAAATAATGAGGATGAGATATGGAAGATACGTGGTCAGTGATTGTTTCAGGATGGCCTATAGCGTTTGGTATAATAACGCTGATTATAGTACTGGCAAAAATGCACGGTGAGTTAGAGACTTTAAAAGAAAAAGTTAAAGTCCTATTTGAATTATGGAACTCAAATAAAAAATGAAAGAACTTACAGATATAAACAGTATGTCAATAGAATTTGTAGAGCTAATAACTCCTATGCTAGTTATTATGTTAGCCTTGATCCTTACTCTCATGGTCAGAGACTTTGCTACCAACTTTATGAACGGGTTGAAGTTTAGAATGCACTCTAGTTTTAACGAGGGTGATACCTGTGTACTAGATGGAGAGAAAGCTATCATAGTTAAAATAGGTTTCTATGAAACTATAATACAGATTGATAATGGCAGAGGTACAGTGTGGCGATACTTACCTAATGATCGCATAAAATTCTACAAATTAGAGAAATTAGTTAAGGAGTCGGAGAAAACGGACTCGTAGGATGAGGCACAAGGGGGTGCTAAGATACCCTCTGGTAGGTAGTGTCCAGATTATAGACACTTCTTTTGTAGCCCCCCTTAAAATGCCTTACATTTGATTTGCCTATTTTTACATAGTATAATGTACTTTAAATAGGCCCATAAGTAAAGTTGCTAGAGCAAAAGCGTTTACTACCATCAATGCCCTATCATTCCATAGCATACCTACCATTAACCAACCCCCAATACCTACAGCATGAAAGTATAAGTTAATAGGATAGATGTTATTAGCAGTAAGAATAGTAGACACCATTAATATTATACTTGAAACCCATTTGATATACCAATCGAATGTATACAATGGGGTCTTAGTAGTGATACTAGTTCCACTGTGATCGTCCTCTCCCATAATCACCACCTTACAGGATTATTATTAGACACACTTTCTCCAGTAAATCCTGAGTCTACCCAGCATAGCTGTTGTGATGCTTCTGGTTTTACAATAGCAGCCGTCCACGTTGCAGTATCTGCATTATGAAATATAAAAGTTACGTGTCCTCTAGCAGAGATGCCCCGAAAGATTATGTTCTCTCCGTGTTTATCTTTAATAATTTTTTTAGCTTCTGCCAGATCGTGACACCCTGTTCGTAGTGGTACTTGGCTGTACGATGATGACGCATTGAATGCAATACTACATATAGCAATTAAACCTCCTATAAATGTTTTAGTCATTGGTAATCTCCTTTGTGTTATATCATTATAAAACTGGCGTGATAGCCTTGGTTGCTGGTACACCCATGACACAAAGCTAGGATGCATAACATAATAGATGCTCTCAATATCATACTAAGAATATCCTTTTCAAATGGTTTGTAATATATTCTTTGGCTCTATCTAGTGTCTCTAGGTCATCATTAAATCCACCCAATGCCCTATTACATTTATGACATAGCCACCCTCTAAAGGTTTCAGTGTCATGGCAATGATCTAATACCCATGAACCATTCTTAGTATTACCTTTACCCTTTACCTGCTCCTCATTACAGTTACAGATAGGACATACATATCCTTCGGGAGGCATACCATGTTTTTCTCTCAACCTCTTTCTTACTTTAGTCAGTTCGTTATTACAAGATCTACATTCAGGTCTTAAAAAGTTAGCACCTGAACTAGGAGAGAATGCAGTTAGAGGGAGATACGTATTACACTTGCTACATACCTTACCCTCTCCTGCTCCTAGATCCTCATGCTCTATGAATAGGTCTAGCTGATTCATTTTGCTCGATCTTTACGACTCTATTTAAGTTAATAAAATACTCACGGTTGTATCCTCTCTCCCATTCCTTATACTCTAGAGTGTTTCTTCGGTTAGGGTTATGGCTATTGACCTTGAACCCTTCCCTACCAGAGAAGAATGCCTTCTCATTAAGATGCTTACGTACAGCACCCTTCCTCCGTTTAGTAAACGTCTTTCTATTAAACACTACATACACCTCCTGTTCCACTTATCTCACAAATATCATGTGTCTCTACGTGTTCATCAAACTCTGTGCCTAGCTTGTCTACTGCCTCAGAGTATGGCACAACTGACAAAGGTTGTCCACCTCTACTTCCATCTGGGTACACAGTAAATCCTCTAAGTCTATGTGCATAGGATGCTAGTGTCTTAGCAAAGTCATCTACTGTATCCTCGTTGTTTAGCTTAGAACCCCAAGAAGGTAAGTTAATTGTAGAACTGATAGACATATCTACGTAGTCTTGTACATCAGCTTGAAACTTAATCCTTCTCTCATAGTCTTCAGCTAAGTCTAGTGCCGACTCTATGCTATCAGGATCTACTCCATACATATCAATTAACTCTTGTGCTGACGAGTCTACTACGTATTGATACTTCCACTTAGTACCACCCGTAAGATACCTACGCTTATATGCAACAGCAAAGATAGGTTCTATCCCGCTGGAGCTACCAGCGAGTATACTAATAGAGCCAGTAGGAGCAATAGCACGGTTCGCCACTGGCCTAGATATGGATAGTTCATCCGCAAATCGTCTAGAAAATCTATCACTAACTCCTTTATATACAGAAAGCCATTGATGAAGGGTATCAGTAACCTCATATTTTTCTCCTCTCTTAATTAACCATTCGTGCATACCCATTAGTCCAAGTCCTAACCGTCTGTTTTTCTCTCTTACATCGTAGACTTTCTGGTAAGGTAACTCAGCCCTAAGAGTACCACATATTAAAAACTTAGTACCTAACTCTACTACCCTAGACAACTCTTCTATCGAGTCAATATTTCCAAAGTTGACACTCCCCAAATTGCATACATCACTGTCATCAGCAGAAGTAACTTCAGTACAGGCGTTACGTAATGTGTCATTCTCGTTCTCCATAAAGTTAAAAGAGAAGCCGGGTTCGCCAGAGAACAGTGCCTGTTTGACATTGTTTACAAACACTTCGCCAACGTCACCTGTCTTCCAATAGTTCATAAGCCATTCAGTATCATAGTTGACGCTGATGTTAGTCATGTCTAAAGGTGCGCGGAAGTTAAAGTCCTGCTCCTTTATATCTTTAAAAGTAAATCCAGTTGTACCTACTGGCATATCCCCCCAGTTCTTTGCTACCAAAAAGCTAGGTATGTCATTGTGTTTCCAATTCAGCGATGCGTATATGGCAGATCTACGTGACCCCCCTTGCATTACGTTTGCCCCAATAGAATTAATCATTTGCATCTTTGGTACGGGGCCTGATGCCTCACCTCCAGAGCCACCAAGTATTCTACCTGATGCCCTATATATACTGTAGTCAACGCCTATACCACCACCTGTCATCAGGCAGGACTCAGCTTTCCAAGATAGGTTAGCCCAATCCTGTCGCGTATCTTCTTCTGCACCTAATAGAAAGCAGTTGTTATAGAACCTCTTCTTCCTACCTGCATAATACAAATACCTACCGCCGGGTACAAACTTAAAGTCTGATATGTATTTAATCAGTTCCTGCTGTTCCTCTACATCCATCAGGTTCTCCTCATCAGGACGTAAAGACCCACACACATCTTTAACAAGTGTATCTGCTAACTGTGACCAAGTATCACAACCTTCATGGGCATACTTGTATTTAAATATATCTTCTGAGAACTTGTTTCTAAACTGGGGATTGGTGTTAGATTTAAATGATGACACTGTACGCTACCTCCTTCTGCCATTTAATTGTGTTATGTTAAAACTTTCTAAACCATCTACATCATACAGTAAATCATTCAGTATTTCTTGTAGTTCTTGAGTTATGTTACCATCAGTAGGTACAGGAAAACTATCACTGTCTACTGTTATAGACAACTTAAATGTGCATCTGCTATTTGACATAGTTAATACTCTGCGCTACATCTGTCTCTAGTTGCTCAGACTCTACGTTCTGTATAAGAGCATCTAAGTACCACCTAGCCTTTCTTAAATCTTCTACAGGCTTACCTTTGTAATCAAATCTCCACAAGTATTTCATTATGTTTCCTTGTAAATAGTATTTAAAGTTATGACCTGTAGCAGACTCGATAGCATCAATGCACTCTATGCCATTCTGATTGTAGTGAGGTGGGCTATTAACCATGTCTTCTATTACCTTCATTACTTACTCTCCTTTAGTGTTTAGTTACAGAGGGGAAAGGAATAACTACTTCATCTTTGTATTTCTCTAGCCATTCCTCTTTACGCTTTCTTTCCATGTCTTCAAAGTTATCATAATATCTTTCAAGTAACATATCTAAGTCTTCTGGTGGTAGCGTAGCTACTGCACACATAGCCTTTAATATATCAGTTAGAGTATCATGTCCATCTTTAGTTAGTATACCTCTATCTTTATGTACTAGTGGATACAAGTCAAACTCTACAGTACCATCACTTGAGTCTTCACTTCTTATTTTTATTAGTATGCACATCTCGTCTTCGTTTAGTTTTATGTAATCCTTTGGCATTATTATTTACTCCTTTTTTCTTTTCTAATATCCACTCTTCAGGGATACTTTGGTCAGCAAATTTAAATCCATATTTATTACACCAATCTGCATACGTAGTCTTACTACCTTTCCTTAATTTATTTCTAGAATTGGAAAACACAAATCTTAAATCTAACTTAGGGTACTGTTCCTTAATCCATATGTGCTTCTGCCTGTCCTGTACAGTAAACAAACCTTTAGTCTCTACTATTATATCATTGGGCAACCAGAAGTCAGGCGTATAGTTTCTCTTCTTCTCTGGCTGAAGGAAGGGTATCTTCTTTATCTCGTAGCAATCTATTATATCTAAGAATGCTAGTTGTTCAGCTACCCTTTCCTCCAATCCAGATCTAAAACCATGCGCTATTCTATAATCAAAAGCGACCATTAATTAAACCAAAAGGACTACGAGGTATACTGTATATTCTAGATACAGTGCTACCACCAGTTACATTTCTGTAATTGGCTTGTGCCTCTTGTAGGTTTTCCCATGCCTCTCTAGCTAAAGAAGTTTGTCGCTCTTTAAGTTCTACTCTCAATCCTCTAAGCTCATCATTAAGCTCAATTATACGAGAGCGTAACTCTTCTGTAGTTACATCTTCGTATGGGTTTATTTTATCATCTACTGTACTATTCATGCTACTTCTCCTTCCATGTTGTTTAGCTCTGTGTATGCTACAATAGGTTTACTCTTAGCCTTGGAGAATACTGACTCTCTCTCCTGTAAGTTGGGCCAACAACTAAATCTATATTTACACCAAGAGCATTCCATACCTAGCTTTCTATTGCCAGTTAGAATCCTGTTAAATGTCTCAGGCTCATCATCAAAGCACCGCTTGAATGGTGCGTCAGATGTTAAAGCCTCTACCTTTTCTTCTGCTTCAGCTAATATATCTTTTACATCAGCATCCGTATCAGTGCTTTCTATTCTGTTAAGTTCACCCGTAGCTACATTCAATGCCCATATACCACCAGCAGGTTTGTTCGTAGCAGATGCGTATACGTGTAGCTGAGTTACATACCCAAAAGAATCTCTGTCTTTTAGAGAGGGCCAACTAACAAACTTGTTTCTGAAAGCATAGTCTGAACATGATTTAATGTCATCAACCTTACCATCAAAAGTTAGATCAGCTTCTCCAGTTATTGTGTGCTTACCTAGTTGGGTGCTGAGTTTCTGGGAAGACTCGTATCCTTCTATACCAGATTCCTTTATCACTCCCTTCAATACAGCCTCAACTATATCTCCTACCATCATACGTAGTATAAAGTTATATGATGGTTGTACTCCACTGGCTCCCTTTTTCTCCATCTGTAGTTGGCACAAGGGTCTGCCTAAGTTTGATGGCCTAGCAGAGAACTCTCTCCTATTTGTACTAGAAGCAAACTGTTTACGTAGTGCATCAGCAACATCGTTACATACTGTGGAGATGGTGTCCTCCGTCATGGACACCTCCCCTTCCATATTTTTATGTAGCCAAGTCAATACTTTAGCTAACTTCATATCCATCATTCAGCAGCCTCACCTAGATGAATCTCATTATCATCATCATCAGATGAATTGCCAGATGCGCTTAAGTGTTTCTCCATAATCCACTTGTTTATCTGTGCTATATGCTCACCAAACTTAGTGTAGAGGCCCGTTGTCTCTTCGTCTATGGCGTAGACAGTATCATCTTTTACAGATACATCCATGTCATAGTACGTGACACCACCCTTTACCTTCTTACTCTTCAGTATAACTGACCTAGAGTTAGGCATAGTCCTACGCTTCTGAACCATATCCAAGAAGAACCTAGCCAGTGTCTTACCTGAAGTCTTACCAGATAGTTCCATCTCTATAGGCACAGTAGTCTGAACCTTATTACCACTCTCATCAATACCATCTACAGTAGCTTCACCATAGAAGATAATCATAAGTCGGCAGGACTTGATGTACTCCTGTTGGTCTTTAGCTAGAGCATTCCAATCCTTGATGTACTCTAATGGTCTACCACATTGGAAGCCACCATCATCAGAGGGAGCCTCATCCCGTGGCCCTTTAACTAATACAGAGTGTGTGTATGCACCCTGTACTTTAGTGCCATCCTTGGTAGTACGCTCTGCTAGGTTGTCATACCGCTTGTAACGATACCTATGTTCGTAGTAGCGAAAGGCAATCTCCTTTGCATACAGCTTACCTTCACCTGTATTAATAGAGAAGTGTCCAGCAGGACAGAGTATGTCTCCACTATCATCCTCTACATTCTCTCGCTCGATACGTAGTCGGGCTAGGTTACTTGAACTACTTGACCCCTCAGAGTCTCCTAAGTTCTTGGCTAGTTCCTCTAGCATCTGTTGGTCTACAGTTGTCATCTCAGTACTCATATATGGTACTCCTTTCTCTATGTTATTATTAGAAGCATAGTTATACTATAATGGCTAAAAATGTCAAGACATATTTAACCAATTGTCTCCTGTCTTTGTTTCAATAATCAACGGCACATTCATATTAATGTTATAATACAAATGGATACGGTCTTTTGTTGAAGTGGGTGACAGTACATCCTCTACTAATTTTTTTACTGCTTCCACTTCTTCATTCAAACAATCTAATAGCACACTATCATGTACAGTATTTACTATTGTACTTTTTAATTTATTTTTTAGTAGGGCATCTCGCAAGGCTACTAAACATAGCGGTACTATGTCTGCCGTTGCGAGTGCCTGTACTGGGTAGTTCTTTATTTTGGTTGCATTGGTTGATCCTCCTGTCTTTGTCCTACGTGCATTAGGAAATGCAAACTGTCTGCCCGTAGGTAGGGTTATAGTTTTATTTTTTATTGCCTCAGTCTGTAGCTTGTCATGCCACTTACGTATACCATAGTACTTCTCTATGAAGTGTGCATTGTATGCACGTTCAGCAGGAGTACCACTCATGGCTCCGTATAGAGGGGCAAAGGTTCTGCCTTTAGCATCTTGTCTACTGGTGGGTTGGCCCTGCTCAGTAAGATAATTTGCAGTGTACGTGTGTACATCAAAGCCTGTTTCTATTTCATCCATTGCTATTTGATCTTCGGACAAGAATGCAGCCACCCTAAATTCTAACTGTGCAAAGTCAAACTCTAACAGTGTACCGTCCTTACCATACCTAGATATAAATGCCTCCTTAACAGGGAACGTATTACCTCTAGGCATATTCTGCATATTAGGTGATGAAGATGATAGCCTACCTGTAGAAGTACGGCACTGGTTGAACTCAGCATACAGCATACCATCTATAGTTCGCTTACGTATACCCTCTACGAATGAAGACAAGTATGTTTCTACTGCACCTAGCCTAACTATTTTTTCTAGGAACTCTATAGCATCAGAATACTTTTCTGCATTCAATGCTGTTAGTTGTTTACTTAGTATTCTTAATTTAGTTTTATCTGTACTGAACCCGTTAGCAGTAGCCCAAGTAGAATCAGGTGGGAATATGTTAAGCCCTGCTGTCTCACTTGTCTCAAAGTATCTCATGCCACTACCACCACAGTACGAACAGGTGTGTTCATTCTTGTAGAGTGAGCCATCCTTACGTACCTTACGTAGTTTGCCCGTACCATTGCAGTGATTACAGTGTGATGCTATTGTTTTTTTTATTTTTTTACAGCCCTTCCTAACCATGTCTTTGAACTTAGCACTAGCTATCTTAGGTCTGAACGGTCTGTCTAGCTGGTATAACATGGCATGGTTTTTTTTATCTCTAGGTACGTATGAGAATACCATAGAAGATATTTGCTCTGGACTACTTAGGTTGATAGGTGTATCACCCATGTACGAATGCACCATCTCTTGTAGTCTGCGAGTCAGTTCTTTTTTCTCCATGCGATAGTCAAACTCAACCTCATCTAACTTTGCTACATCAATAGCCAAGCCTTTGTATTCTATTTCTGATAGGCACATACACATATTGTTTGTAAGGTTTACTGTAGCCATCAAGGTTGTACCCTCTAACTCTTTTAGTTGGTCTAGGTATAAGTCACGGGTAGCACGTATGTCTGCTCTCCCATACTCCTCTACTATATCCCAAGGCATAGCCTCATATCCTATACCCTTATCCCAATACTCTTTTGTTATGTCTGATTTTTTATTCTCTAATCCTCTGCGCTCACATGAGTTAGCTAGGGATATAGACATACGCTCACCTCTTGCAAGTATGTACTCGCCTATCATTGTGTCGTACACCATGCCATCGTACTCTATGCCCGATGCCCATAGCCACTGTAGGTCATACTTTATATTGTGTCCTATAAGAATGTCAGCACTCTGTATTTTATTTTTTACTTCAGCCCTACGATCTGCACTGTGAGCCTTCTCATTGTGATACACTGCTACGTAGTCTTCTTCTCCCGTATCCACATTAAGTATACCAATAGATACTAGGTCATTGTTTTTATTATGTGGCCTGTTATCTATGCGTCTATTATCTAAATGAGTTACGCTGTTCTCTACATCTACTACTAATCTAATCGTCATACCTTGCTACCCTTCCATCTAACATGACATTGATTTGTCCATGCCATCCACTGATTTTATTTTTAGCTATATTGAATACTCTACGGGGATCATTCTCACTGGCCCCCTCAATCATAGCATACTTACCTATGAGTATCATAAGGTCAGCCTCAGATGCTTTACCTGTACGGCTGTTCTCCATCATAGATAGATTAAGATTTACCCTGCCCTCTGCATCTGCCGATAGCTGAGAGTATCCAAAGATAGAGCATGAATACCTTGTAGCTAGATCCCTAGTCCTACGGTATACTTCTCTTAGCTTTTCATGTTGTGGTATAGAACCACTGGCTACACTGCTAGGTAAAGTTACTTTGTCTAACATATCTATTACTAGTATGTCAGGGCGATGCTCTTTTAGGTGAGCCTCAATACCATCTATACCATCCTCCTCTTCTATCCTGTCTATGAATAGCCTCTCTTTTTTCCACTCACCATTTATTTTAGATTCACCTTCTGCTAACTGATCCTGACTCTGGTTTGTAGCAGAACTCAAGTAGCGCATGGCAACCCTGTTAGGTGGCTCCTCATTACATAGTACGTGTACTGTGGCCCCCTGTTCTATCCATCCGTTAGGCCCCATTGCAAATGATGCATGGCTAGATGTTTTACCTGTCTCTGGCCTAGAACCTATCACTACGAAATGTCCTGCCGATACACCCGATACTTTCTCCGCGAGTGAACTAACATTAAATGCCCACTTGGTTTGTATATCTAAAGACTTAATTAAGTTCTGTGGGTCTAGGTCTATACCTGAGAATGGCGATGCATCCGTAACAAACCCAGACGCATAGTCATCTACTAGTTTAGCTAGTGGGTCAAGCGATAGTACCTGCCCCTCCATCAGGGAGAAACCTAACTCAGATACCTTACGCCCTACCTCCTGTCTCCATAGTGATTGCATAGCATCCTTGGCTACATCAATGTTTATATCGTCAGACTGTTTTATCTTTGCGAACAGTAGCTTGTAGCTATCCTCTTGTGCCTTAGTTAAACTAGAGTTAGAACTATAAAATAAAGTTTCTATCTCAGATACTTGTAGGTCTTTGTTGTATGTATCTTGTGCAGAGATGATGGCCTCAACTATACGCTTTGGCTCTTTATCAAATGCAGTTACGGGTATATTACCTACGCTATCGTAGATGCTTTTGTTACATAGTGCCTTGACTAATTCAAGCATTTGTTTATTTCCTCTACTGTCATATCCTTTAGATCAATGTCTAACATAACTACCCTACACTTGTCAACTCCTATAGATATTCTCCTAGACATTTGTATAGCTTTGTCCGTAGCATCTTTATCTAGGGCGATAGTTATGTTATCGTAGTCTTTCCATATCTTATTTAAGTTTTCTGTAGATAGCGATGTACCTAGTAGAGCCATAGCATCTGTGTCTGGTACGTGAGTACATACTTTCCATGCAGATATGATGTCCTCTACTATAACTAGATTAAGTTTAGGGGGAGTATCAAATGGTACGACAACTGGCATTGTGCTGTTGCCATATCGTTTCCACTTGGGCATCCTACACCCCATTGATCTACCTATTGCATCTACTGGCTCTCCCCTGTCCTGTATAAGAAACACCATCCTTTTCTCGATGGGATCGTACAAGACAGGGGCTTCCTCCACTTCGTACCGTCTTAGAAAATGGCGAATACTATCAGCAAAAACCAGTTTATCATCAAAATAAATTCTATCATATACTATATCCTCTCGTTTCATTTTGTGTCGTATGTCCTCGACTGACATATCTGAATTATGTTTTACTCCACGATAACCACACGATGCAGAGTAACAGTTCCACATCGTAGTATTACCTGTCTTGGTTAGGGTGAACGTGTTATGCCTATGGCACTTAGGACATCCACCTCTTTTGGTTTCACCAGATCTTATGTCAGTCAGATCTAAGGTCATTAGATATAGGAGCCTTTCGTTTACGATCATACTTTGTCTTGTCAGCAAATCTCTTTGCTCTATTTATCTTCCAAGAATGTTTAGCTACGGGATTACCAAACTGTGTCTGCTCATTATCCCTATGCCTACGTATCTTCCTTACTCTCATTTGTTTATTCCCTTTAGTAAATGCGCTATTACATCCACAGTAAATCCATTACCTAATACTTTATATCTTTGAGTTGCAGATACGTGATTGGTATATCCGTCAGGTAGGTTCTGCAATCTTTCGCATTCGGTAGGATTCAATTTCCTGTACTTCATTGGTGGTACGTACACCTTTGGCTCCCTGTTACCCCCACCGTTACTTGTGAGACATGGAGCCTTTCCCATGCTATGGTACACCCGTCTTAGATACCCATGTCCATTAAGGTCTGCATCTCCTACGTGGCAAAGACCATCCTCTGAAAAAACTAATTGCCTTCTGTGCTTTTCAAAATAGCTACGTAGGTTCCCCCCCTTCCAGTAATTAGCATCGAGGCAATGTGCCTTACTCCTATCTACTAGACCATCCTCTATTATATCTTTTAGCACTATGCCCTTGTCCTCTGGTAGTCCGTCTTGTGGTATGTTAGTCCAGTATAGACGATACCTATTCTGTGCGCTTACTAGGTTACTGTTGATTGCTATAGGCTCAACACCTAAATAGTGTGAGATAATATCTTGGCACTCCAACTTCATACGCACGTTCTCTAGTAAAAAGTATTTAGGTTTTAGTTCATCTAACAGTCTGACATACTCAAAGAATAGAGCAGACCTTGGATCATCAAAGTTTAATTTATCTTTAGACGCGAAGCTAAACCCTTGGCAGGGCGAACCGCCAATCAGTAGGTCAATAGGATCTCCATTAAATGAATTAAGATTTACATTACGAACATCCCCAAGCTGTACAGTGTCAGGCCAATTAGCCTGAGTTATTTTGATAGCATAGGGGTCAGTCTCCGATGCGTAGTACCTGTATGTATTAGGTACTATACCTGCTCTAACACAAGCCACTTGACCCATGCTACCGCCATCGAATAGTGATGCTACTGTGTTAATCATTGTTTGTATCTCCTAATCTATTTATAGAATATATGATCTTCAATCTGTACAACATACTCTCTATTCCAATCGGGGTCAACATCTATTGAGTGATAAAAGATTGCACCATCTACAATATTAATTGACAACCCGTATGAATAGTATACTTCCTCTGCTATTTGTAAGGCCCTATTCCACGCCCTTTGATCTTTAGGTGTATCGCTCTTGCCATCACAGTACCAAGAGAATTGACATCTGTGTTTGATAGGTAACTCCTGTTTCCATTTGTACGTAGGGCCTTCATGGATTACCTCGCACACAGTATCTGGAAACAGAGGTGAGTGTACTCTATTCATTACTACTTCTGCTACCGCCATCTGTCCTATCGTTGGTTGATCCCTAGCTTCAAAGTATATATTCTTTGCTAGGCATCCTATAGTCATAGTGAAAGCTGAAATAGTTTCTAGTAACATTACCTGTTATCTCCGCTTCCTCTTATCTTACCTCGCGCCAACCTATCTTCTAACTTAGCTATGTTAAGTTCTATAATCTGTTCTAGGTCTAGGTCTAGGTCATCCGCTAGTCTAGCCAATGCCCACATACAATCCCCTAGTTCTTTCTCTAAATCATACTTACGTGCATGAGATACGATGCCGTTGTCATCACGATATATTTTCTTGACTTGGTTGAATGCCTCGCCAACTTCAGCACCTAATTCAAGACATGGATATATAACTGGGTTGTCATATAGTGC